GCTCGAGGTTCGAACCCATTTATGGAAGAGCATCTTAGAAAGCTATAATTTCTTTGAATTCTTTATAAATCTCAATCAACCCAACATCAATAACTACTTTAAACTAATCTTAAGTAGTCAGTTTCCAATCACAATGGCAGACGCACCCAATGAAGCACCTAAACAACCTGGTGTCTATCACGGCAAGCCGGAAAACAAGAAGAATCCGCATGCCCTCCAGGGTCCGCATAGAGGAAAACCTGCGCCGCACGCGCAGAAGGCCCCGTTACCAAGTGGCCCTCCTCCGCCATCCCAGGGAAACTCGAAGAAGCCCGCCAAGGGCGACTTCAAAGAGAGCGATCCCCACGCGGACGCTATCTTCAGCACCAGCGTCTGTGCGCGAGAAATCGCAATAGACGTCAGACAACAGCCCAGTTGCTCTAGCTTTCCAGAGCTGGTTAGCTTAGTATATCAAGAACTGGCCATCGACGCGACTAGTCTTCCAAAACAATGGACTCGCGAGGCCTTTGAATACTATTGCACCGCACACCTATGGATGCGCATCGTCCATCTGAAGGCAAAGCAGCGCGACCACTTAACCCTTAGAGAGGAAGAGTTGGTCACAAAATCCACGGGCTTTCCACTCAATTTACCGGAGCCAATAAGATTATACCTTAGCGGCTTAGGTAACGTAGTCACCAAGGCCGGCGAACATCTGAAGCCAACCTTTCCCGAACTACCAACATTCATCGCAGCTGGATCACCAGGCTACTACGGCCAGGGACCTATAAATCAGGTCAGTCATAATCTCTACGAAGAGATCCCATGCCTAGGAACCTCCATTACCATGATAAGGTCTTCCTTATCTCAGATCCATCCACTGCCACAGCCAATCTGTCCAGTCCAACCGATAGGATTCACCGCTAACGAAAACCTTTGTTTCTGGCACCACGTCCACAAACCGAGAAGCGAAGCGACTGACATCCTAAGAAGCGCGGGCATCACTGAAATTAATTTTCCGTGCAGTCCCACTGGCACTGGCTTCAACTTCACGCTGTTAAAGAGTATTTCTGCTTTAATAGCTAACACCTCCACGTTTAAGATTACCAGCGTTGACCACTCCATTACCCCAGAGAGTGGAGCTATCGCGCAAACGGTAATAACTAGACCTACCGCCAATAATGACCAGGTCGCCCGCTCCGTAACAGCAGAAGTCGAACCGACTTGCTTGAACCAGGAAGCGAATGGCGCATTTGGCATGGCCATAGCTTTTGGCTACCAATTATTTAAGGAGCCATTTGAAGGAGTCAACACCGTATGGTGTTGCGTTACACCCAATGACCCAGACGTACCAATTCCTGAGGACTGGGTACTCAATAGAAATCAAAGGAGGAACATTCCAGGAGAATATTTCCTTCGCAAGTTCGCCGCTGTCTCTCAGGACGCAGGCGACTTCCGCATATTAACGACTAAGGCGATGATCAAGACTAAACGTTAATTTCATCCCCTACTAAAAGGCGCGAGCATCCCTTCATAAT